TGTATTCGTTGCCTGACCATCATACACTGGTTTGTGACGGGTAAATAGAACAAAAGGTGCTCCACCATTACCTGCGCTAGATGGATATACAAATCGTTTTGCGGAGGTCGAAGGTGATTTTGACTGACCGATAATGTCGAGATTCGGCATTGCAACATCAGGCATTTGTGGAAGTGCCATAAATTATAACTCCAGAGTAAATGTTTCTTAGGTATTTATATGGCTTACAAGGGAAAGTACAAAGTTAAAAACAAGTCCAAGTATGTTGGCGATCCCGATAAGGTGGTTTATAGATCTATGTGGGAACGCCAGGTATTCAGATGGCTAGAAGATAATCCCGACATCGTTGAATGGAACAGCGAGGAGATTGTCATTCCCTATATCTGTGCTACTGATAAGAAGAGGCATAGATACTTCATTGATGTCTACTTCAAACTTGCCAATGGCAAGCGCTACCTTATTGAGATTAAACCTGATCGGGAAACCAAACCACCAAAGACTCCAAAGAAGAGAACAAAGAGGTTCATCACCGAATCACTAACCTACGCCAAGAACCAATCTAAATGGCATGCGGCCAGAGAGTTTGCAAATGACAATGGTGTTGAGTTCCAGGTATGGACAGAGAACACTCTAAAGTCTCTTGGCATTAAAATCTTAGCCTAATATACCCACCCCCCTCCGGCGGCAGAAGGATTATACTGCCAAACCAATTGAAAGTCAACATATAAATACATCTATGGCAGAATCATTATTTAAGACATTAGAAGCTGAAGCGTTCCGTGCTGGTATTGTTCCACGCACAAAAGAATCGCGCGAATGGTTTCGAAACAAACTTCGTAGCCTAAAGTCTATCAATAGGCAGGGACTACTTAGGGATCCTTCAGTGGAGAAGGTCGTCCGTCCTCGTATTGGGGATATGTATATGTTCTTCTATGATCCAAAGCTGAGAGAGAAGTTACCGTACTATGATGCCTTTCCATTAATTATTCTTGCCGATAAAGCACCTAACGGGTTTTATGGAATCAATTTGCATTACCTACCCATGAAGCTAAGAGCTAAGTTTCTTGATGCTTTAATGGATACAACAGATTCAAGGTTGACAGAGACCTCACGGTTTAATGTTCGCTACGATATAATTAAGAGTGTAAGAAGGTTGAGATACTTTAAGCCATGTTACCATCGGTACCTTACATCTCATGTGGATAGCAAGATCGTAAAGATTGATCCACCTGATTGGGAAATTGCTACATTTTTACCAGTACATCAATTCCAGAAGGCAACAGCTAGCCAGGTCTGGAGAGAATCAAGAGAGAAACTATTATGACAATGCCAGCAGATGTCGATACCCTAAAGTCGACGATTACAAGAAGAGGTGGGGTAGCAAGAGCTAACCGATTTGCAATTTATGTTTCTCATCCAGGTAATAGTGGACTGGGTGGTTTAATTAATACAGACTTTGCATCCCTTGCAGGTAATGCAGCTCGCTCATTGATCTCTGGTGGATCATTCAGCCTCAAGTCGTTCATTAACGATCCGAGAGATATGTTCTTGCTATGTGAGAGCGTTAATATTCCAGGTCGCCAGATCACTACTCAGGAACATTATACCTCTGTTCGTGGTATCAAGAAACCAAACGCGTTCATCGATGAAGACGTCTCAATGACCTTTAATCTAACTAACGATTACTATGCATGGTCATATTGGCAGTCGTGGATGGACCTCGTTGTTCAGAAGCAGGATGATAACTTCTATACATTTGGCTTCAAGAACAATTACACATCGGACATCACTATTCAGCAGATGGGTGGAGTCAACTTTGTACCCGTGAAAAGTATCAAGTTGAGAAACGCTTACCCTATCTCCCTAAATAGTGTACAGCTGGGTAATGGTCAGGAAAACACTATTGCAACAGCTACTGTTACTATTGCGTATGATTATTGGGAAGAAGCTGGAATTGTTGAAGGCTTGTTTGACATGGCGAAGAACAGCATCATGGGAGGTTTGGCCTCTGCGTTCTTCTAATTTATAAGGAGTGAGTTAATATGGCATTGCCTAATTTAGCCGCACCGAAGCACAGTATGACTGTACCTTCGAGTGGGGAAGTGATTGATTACAGACCGTACCTGGTCAAAGAAGAAAAGGTCTTGATGATTGCATTGGAATCACAAGACGAAGTGAATATTACAAGAGCGTTGATTGATACCATTGGTAGTTGTACTGACGGTGCACTTAACGGAAATAATCTGACTCCATTTGATCTCGAGTATGTGTTCCTACAACTCAGATCAAAGAGTGTGGGTGAGACAACTGAGATTCGGGTGAAGTGTGAGAAGTGTGAGGAGCTTAATGAAGTAAACATTAACCTCGCTGCTATCAAACCACCTAAGATGCAGGAAAAGAAAGAAATGCTGGTTAAGATTAGCAATGATCTTTCTATCCAAATGAAGTATCCAACAGTCGCTGATGCGATGGATGCTATGAAGCACACAAGAAATTCAACCGATGATGTTAGCAAGGTTGACCAATTGTTTGAGACTATTGTGGCTTCAATTGATATTATCTTTTATGGTGATGAGACCTTATATGCTAAGGATCACACTAAGAAGGAATTGCAGGACTTTATTGAGTCCATGAATGCACAGCAGTTTGGTGCTCTATCAGGATTTGCAGGGGATATTCCTTCTGTCAGTACTGATATTGTATTTGATTGCACAAATTGTGGCACACATAACGAGCGCCATGTAGAGGGTCTACAGAATTTTTTCTCCTAGGCCTCTCCCACGATAGCCTCGTTAACCACTATAAGGTTAACTTTCAGATGATGCAGAATCATCATTATAGTTTAACCGAACTGGAAAATATGATGCCATGGGAGAGGGAAATATATGTTTCCATGCTCGTGGAACATATTAAGGCAGAAAACGAACGAATGAAAGCATCGAAGCAGAGATATTAAATGGCAGCAGCAACATTAGCAGACGTAACCCTTGAACTTGAGATTGCAAATGAGAATCTTGGGATCATGCGTGCCAACAGTACCCTGGCCATTGAGTACATGGATATGTTCCATGACATGGTCCAGAATAAGTTCGATGTTCTTGTTGCTGCAGTTACTGGTGACGCACTTGCTAAGTTGGAAGCTACTCGTGAACAGAATATGTTTAACGAGAAAATACTTGCTGCTCTTGAAGATCAGCAATGCCCTGAAAAGCCTGAAAAGAAAGAAGATGAAGCTGGTTGGGGATCCATTACTGGTATCGGACTTGCCATTGCTGCTGCATTAGGTACAGTTGTTGGTGGTATCAAAGGCTGGTACAAGGGCTGGAAAATGTTCATGGGTAAGTCTATTACAGGAATGGAGAAGTTCGGTAGAAACCTTAATGCCCGAATGTATAAAATCAATAAGAATCTTGGTCGGATTGGTAAGATGGTTAGAGGTTGGTATGGTAACCTCAAAGCCGTTCTAAAGGGGATCCCAGTTTTCTTAAAGGCCTTTGTTATCGAGCTCGGCAAAGCTCTCAAGAGTCTTGGCAAGGATTTCAGCAAACTGTTTAAAGGTTCTAAGTTTGGCCAGTACATCATAAAAGGCGTTAAAGCGTTCAAGGGATTCATGACGCGTGCAGGTAAGTTCTTTAGACCACTAGTGGATGCCTTTAAAACACTAAGAGCAGGGTTTGGCAAGTCTGGTAAAATGATATCCACTGTAACTGGGTACTTTGCTAAGTTCTCAAAAGCTTTTAAGTTCTTTGGAACTCTAGCATCTAAAATTGCTTGGCCTATCACAGTAATCATTGCTACTGTTCAGGGTGCAATCGCTGCCTGGAATAAGGAAGGTGGTTTCTTCAATAAGATTGGTGCATTCTTTGGTGGCCTGGTAGGTAGCTTGGTGGGTGGTCTAATGGACCTTGGTAAGTCTCTTATATCATGGGTGCTCGGTGTTCTTGGCTTCGATAATGCAGAGAAGTGGCTTGATTCATTCTCATTCGAGGAGCTGATTGGTGATCTGATTGAAGGGATCTTTGATTTGATCAGTGATACCATCGACTGGTTTAAAGAAACATTCACGTGGGAGAATATGAAGAAGCAATGGGGTAACTTCACCGACTGGGTTGGTGAAATGAAAGACTCATTGTTTGGATGGTGGGATGAATTTAAAGCTTGGATGCTTGAGACCTTCTCCTGGAAGAACATCTATATGAATCTTCCTCAGTCCGTTCGCGGGGGCCTCAAATATTTAGGCCTGGCTCCTGATCTGAGTGAGGATGGAGATGCTAGCGAAAGTAACATGAATGATGCTGCCAACACTGGTGTGGAACAGAAACAAGTTCCACAAGGTACTTGGCAAACAGTCAAGGGATGGTTCAATAGTGATGATGCACAAACCGTTCCTAATCAAGCTGGAGCTCGGCTTGACGCTGCGCAGGATGCCAATGCCAATATGAAGAAGTCGGGCGGAGCGGTAATCATTAATGCTCCTCAGACAACCAACAACGTCAACAACAGTAGCTCAACTGGATCAGTGAATGTACGAAGTGGGGGTGCAAAGAAAGCTCCACCAGGACCTTCCTACGAAGACATGATGACATCCCCATAATAAAAAAGGCCCCTTTCGGGGCCTTTCCTTTTAGTTAAACCAACCTTTAACAGTTTCCCAGAAGCTGTCGGCAGTATCAACTACCTTATCAACTACTGTTGTTTCCTCTTGCTGAGGTTCCTGTGGTTTAGTTTCTTCAGTAGCATTTACAACACCACCTGTAATCATCATTGCTGCGAACAGCGGAATGATTTTCTTCATCGTCTTAGCCCTCATTAGCTAGTTTTGCAAAATAACTCAAAGTGTCATCTTCATCTTCTTCATTAGATGCTGCCACTGGAGCAGGAGCCTGACGCATTGCTGGAGCAGGAGCTGTAGTATCCAGAGCAACCGCTTCTGCAGTTGTTGCTGGAGCAGCTGTGCCACCCAGTACACGATCGAGCTTAGACTTCAACTCATCGTAGGTCTTATAGTTTGAAGGATCAGTAAACTCCTTCAGAGGATAGAGAGACTTGTAGATAGCCTCGAGCTTGTCATCACTTGCAAGAGCAGATGGTGATTCGAACTCAGACTTATCGTAGTTACGATAGCCTTCTACCTTACGAATCTTCAACTTGAAGTTCGCACCTTCCCAGAAGTCAAATGGGTTTACTGGTTGCTC